CATTTTTACCTGCCCATTCAACTGCTAGTGGGTCATGCTCTGATTGAGCTTGTTGCGTCTCTTGAGGCACATACCCCTGTGCTTCTCGATGATCTATCGTTTGTTGTGTCGCTGTCTTATCTCGTATTTGTTCGACTTGTCTCTTTCTTGCAGCAACAAATTTTAAATCTGTTTTAGAATCTTGCAGAATATTCTGCGCTTCAAGTAATTTCTCTTTTTCGCCTTCATCATAAGCTTGGAGATAAGCATTTTCTGCAAGTTTAATTCTTTCTTTTAAAGCTGCTTCTTTCGAAGATAAGGAATCAACTTCTATAGACTGGTTAGCAGTATGGGAATTAAGAAGTTCTGATCGTAATCTACCCAATTCGTCATTCTGTTGAACTATAACTTCTTCACGCTCTTTACGCTGTTGAACAAGTTGTCTAATTCTTTTTTCAGCACCTTTGGTTTTTATACCATCCAGTTCTTCTAAATTTTCTGATTCTTCGTAGCTTGATTGTTCTTCTTCAGATGATCCTGGTTGTTCAACTTCTTCTTCAATCTCAGCTTCAACCGTTTCCTTAGTTACTGGAATATCTTCCGGTTCTTCAACTTCAAAATCTGTCTTATCAGTCTCTGCTTTTTCAATATTTGATTTACCACGATAGGAATCAACATCCATTTCATTCCATTGTTCTTGCTTATCTTCTGCCATTTACTCTGTTTCCCTTTTACGTAGAGTGCGAACTACGATTACGCCGCTTCAGTTGTTAAATTAAACATTGTATCTAGATAGGTTGGGTCTTCCACCCCCATGATAATTTGGTCATCAAATAATAATATCAGACGTACCCCCTTATATACAAACTTATGACCCACATGTCTTCCATATGCAACAAAGTCTTTTGGCTGACACCAAGGACCATTCGGGAATTTATGGGCATCTTTATACGCTGTTTCTCCAACGCATAATACCCGCCCTACAGTCGTTAAGTATTTAATATCATCCAGAAATTGATCTGGCAATAAAATACCGCCCTTTGTTTCAGTACGGATGGCAACTGGACGTACCAGTATATGATATCCAGGTAAACCGGGTAACGGGTCTGGATCAGCTACATCTTTATCACTAATCCATTCATCATTCTTAACGGCACCGCTAAGTCTTGCGTGTTGCATTTATAAGGTTCCTTTACTCTTCGTCATTCTCGTCAAATTGATTTACAATATCTTGTAGGATATTCTTGGATTTCTCCATACCTTCAATAATACCTACAATATATTTGTACTCATCATACGAGGTACAAGAACCTGATGCAAGGTTTAATTTAACTTCTTCCAATTCCTTTTCAATTCGATTGTTAAAATAATATGTGTCAATAAATTTACTGTCAGGAAGGATTGCCATTCGTTACTTTTTCTTTTTACCTTTAGCTACAAATTTCTTTGTGCCGGTGTTGAATGCATCGTGTTTACGGCTCATGCCAATACCATTCCAAGTCTTGGACTTACCGCCTTTAATGTTATCTTGTTTAGCCATTTTATTTCAACTTCGCTCCATGTCCATGTTGAGCCATACCACCACTAGATAGGTTGATACGCCCACGCTTCGTAGCTCCGCTGCCCCAACGTCCATAAGAGTCATCACGGCTGGCTGCAAGCTGTCTCGGGCTTCGTCTCCTCGGTATACGCATGGCAATCGACTCGTCCTCACGAGCTTTATAACCCTGACCACCAGCGGCTAGTTTAGCAGTTCCACCCTTCTTCATACTACGTTTACGCGCAGCTTGAGAAGCCGTCCCTGATCGCTTTTCTTCAGCCGGGGAAAGACCTACAAGGGTCATACCCCCCTTTGCTTTCTGTGTTTTATTTACTTCAGCACTAGCCGGATTCGATCCTAAAGCTTTCTTAAATGCTTTCATCGATTTCTTCTTCGCCATACTCTTTCTCCTTTTTGAATTGCCTAAGTTTGGTGTAAGTTCCTTTGATATGTTAGCTCTGGATATCATCCTTCTTCAGAGCCTAAATTAAATCTCTCTCTCCAAGCTTTATCTGTCGCAGCGCCAGGATACCACGCTTTTAAAAGATCATCTATATTGTTTACAGCCCTTATTTTCCTCTTTTGATCAATAGCCATTTCTTCTAATCTTGGATAATATTTCTTATGCTCTTCTAAAGGAATATTACCACTCTTACCTCTGCCATATATTTCTAGATTAGCTTTGGTTCTCTTCTTTGTTCTATTTTCTAAATTATAGGAAGTTTTTCCTTGTTTAATAAATTTCTGGATATATTCTTTAAGTCCTTTGTCTTTTTTAGGAACCTTTTTCAAAACATCCCCGGCTAAAGTATATGTTATCTGGCTTGGTCCAAAAGCTGAACTAACATTACCTTTTTTATCCTTTTTACTATGAGTAAATATCCAAGGGTCATCTTCTCCCCCTGTTTCAGCATGACGTAACCTATCTCTAAAATCCTTATATGTTAGATGAAATATACTCTTTTCGGCCTCTTGTGTTACAGGAGGGCGTGCCGGAACATACCCAAGAATTGCCTCTTCCATTAGCTTTTCATCCTCTGCCTTTTGCTTCCTAAGTGCTGCTTCTCTCTGTGCTTCAAGAGGATCAAATCTTTCACCTGTTGTAGACGAGATGGGAGGACCGGTTCGATCCGCGTCAAAGGTAATAGGTTCAGACTCAATAGTAGTGACTGTCTCGTCTATTTCTGTTTCTTGAACAGGTGCTGTAGGCGATGCCTCCTCTACCTTTGTTAACAAATCCTCTACAGAAATCCCCATCTCTACAGCCGTATCATCAAGTATCTTATAAAGATCAGCAGAAGAAGAAGGTTTAGAAGGAATCATCGGAACAGTGATGCCACCTTCTTGATAGATTTCTGGACGCAATACAACTTCTTCTTTTAGTTTCTCAACAGTCGTACCTGTTTCTTTAATCAGAAGGTCCATCATCTTCAGAAGGAACTTATCATCTCTATCGGCAGCTTTACTCTCAGCTACAATATTCCTATCTTTAGCTACTCCCTTAATCTTAGCCAGCTTCTCTGCCGCTTCTATTTCAAGAGAATCTCTTTGAAGATCAAGTTTCTCTTCATCAATCGCAATATCAGCAGCTTTCTGGGCAGCATCTATCTTAAGTCTCTCACGCTCCAGTTCCAATTGCTGCCTCTGTAGATCAAGCGTCATACGCTCAAGGTCTTCCGGCGTACCCATAGCAGCCATACGCTGGTTATTCTGAAGAATTTCTTGGGCCGCGCCTTGGGTAATCTTGCTAATGGCTTCAGGAGAACCACTCCCCGCTTCCGCGACACCATTCTGAAGCATCCCTGCCATCTGTTCTTCATACTGCATAATCATATGTTCACGAATATTAGCCTGAAGAATAGGGACTAATGACTGCATCATTTCATTCTGCCCCAAAGTAGGATCAGCAAGGAAAGCCTGTTTAACAGCAATATGTGCCTGATGATCCTGACCCGGAAAAGACTTAATCGGCATTCCTTGAGCTATGGCATTAATATCAGAGATGGGATCAAGAGGTTGGGGTTCTTGTTCCGGTATAAGAAACTTATCAGGATTTTCAATTCCAGCGGCATCCAGCATAGTTCGATTAATTTCTCTAAGATTATACATTCCTGCTGGAGCTTGTTGTGCCATCTGCATAACAGTCTGTGCCATAGCCAAGCGATGGGAAGCAGAAGGAACATTCGGATCAGATACTGGAATAATATCGATGCGTCCGTCAAAATCATTTTTAAATATTTGACCTTCTATATTTGCAAGATCATATGGATATTCATTTGGAAGGAAATCAAAATTAATACGAGACAGTATCTTTAATTCCTGTCGTTGACTATAGTGCAGTCGTTTATGAATAGCACTAAAGAATTTTGTCGAGGCTTCCAACAATGCCAGCGTTGTTCCTACCGGACCATAGTTAGTGGAATCGGCAATAACCTGTTCCGTAGAGTCGGCAAACTTCTGACCAGCAGCCGTCACAAACTGAAGCATCTGCATCAAGGTCGATGACGGCTCTTTATATGGAAGGGGAATAATAGATTTTGTTAAATCAATACCGGTAGCTTCAACTTCTTTAAATTCACCGGGGGCAATAGCATCATTACTCCCAACAATACGTACACCTCTAGCCTTGAAGCCACCGGGTAAGGTTGCAAATTGTCCAGCATCGATTAGATTACGAACAGCCGAAGTAGCTGTAGCTGTTAGATTTCCAAGGAAATGAATAAACCCAAGACCATAAAAACCAAATCCCGGAACAAAACGATAGTGGGTAAACCACAATAGTTTCTCTTTACGAGGATCAGTCTCGGCCCAATTCCTACGAATACAAAGAACTTTACGACTATGCTCATCTACTGAAACAATGTAGGGCAATGCAACGGTCAAGGCATCATCGTTCTCGTCTATCTCCTCTTCGATTTCCAAATAGCAATGCTGTTCCAAAATCGTATATTGTGGTTCTTCATCATAATTAGGATCAATCCCCATGATCATATTCATCTTGGATGTAATGGGGGTAGGCTGTACAGGCGTTGCTTGCGGTAGCCTATCCTCATCATAGTGATCTAAGGTATACATCCCTGATTCTATATCACGCTTTAAATCATTTGGAGAGCGGTAGACAACATGGGTATAGCGTTCAGCATTCTGGAGATCAGAAGCAAAGTTAGAAACATAAAACTGTTCAATAGGAACAAACTCGCTCATTGGACGTTCAAAGGACATATCCCAATAAGTCTTTTTAAAGGCTGATCCAAATATAGGAAGATTAAATAACATACGTTCCAGTTCACTGAAGTATTCAGGCATCTGATCAGTCAACTGATAATTCATAAAGTTCATAACACGAGTAGCTTGGCGGTCCTTATCAATTGTAGGATTACCAATAATCTGTGTTTTTACTGGGCCTTTGGATGGGAATAATTCTTGAATTGCCTTAGACTGAAACTTAACTGCTGACTCAATGAGAAGGGGATGTACAGCCGTACAGGCACCTTCAAAGGGTTCAGTTGTTTCTCTCAACTTCAGTCCAAGAAGATCAAAACCTTTTTCAAACGTATCTTCCCACTCTCCCCGACTTTCCTTATCAGCTTCAAAACCCTCTATAACTTTACCGGCTATGGAATCCAGTTCGTCGCTATCCAGGCTTTCTACAAGATTCTCGTTATGATTATAGGAAAATTCTTCCATACCCCCTAACAAGTCTTCTATTTCAATATCACCCTCACTAGGAAGAACAATTTCAATTTCCTGTTCTTCCTGAATTATTGCTGGATTACCCCCTTGATTCGCATAGGGGTTACGCTCCATATTAGTTATTTCAGCCATAAAATCCTACTTCTTTTGCTATTCTTCAAAATCTTTAATAAGAGTATCTTGGGATGGTTCGCACTCACAAGTTTCAGGATCACATTCACAACCCACTTTACCACACTTCGGGCATTCTTCTAAAAAATTCTCACAAGTTTTGGGATCGTCACAACTTTGACCAATCTTTCCACAGTCAGGACATTGACCGCGATACTCTTTTATAGCATCATCTCTATTCTTACCCATTTCTTTTACGCCTTCTTCGTCTTCTTCTTCTTTTTACTTTTATCTCCAGAGACATTTAAAGCCCATCTAGCACGTTCTGCTTTAAGACCTTTCCCTTTTGCTGCTGCCCTGAGTTTACTTTTTGGAATAGGCTTACCGGGCTTGGCTCCCATCTGTTTCCGTAAAGCTCCCACGGTACCTTTTTTCTTCATCTTTTTTTTAGATTCCTGAATCCATTTCCCCTTCTTTGCATGGACTACTTTCTGACCCGTCTTCTGTGCATAATTCTCGGCTTTTAATTTCCCGGCTGGGGTATAAGCAAAATGTGTATCTCCTACTCTTGGCATAATTCGTTATCCTTTCGTTACCATACCGCCGCCTCTAAGGGCTGCACCCATACCACGACTACGTTTCACAGAACCGCCACGTCTATGGCCTTTTTTATATTCATCCACCATTTTTAAAACGTCTTTAAACTCCTTTAGGTGTTCAGCCGATTCTTTACTTAATTCTTCTATATCCTTCAAAGGCCAATCTTTAATCGGAGTTTTTTTAAGTTTCTTTTTTGTACGTTCCGTAAATTGTTTAATATTCATCTTTGCCCTTGGAAGTTCCTTTACTCGCCTTAGAGTTTCTTTTCTGTGCTGTTCCGGGGAAGCCTTTCCCATTGTCTTAACCTCTCGTTACAATACCGCCGCCTCTGAGGGCTGCACCCATACCACGACCACGGCCTACGGAACCACCACTTTTTTGTGCCAATCCTTGAAATCCTGGTCCTACATTAGATTTGGGTCTTTTTATGGGGGTTTTCTTTAGAGAATTTTTAATAAAATCATCGCCCAAAAGCTTTAACACATTCTTTTCTTGTTCTCTTCGTTTCTTTATATCTTTAACGCTTCGAGCAGCCCTCATAGCCCGATCCAAATCGTCTAGACTTAGACCTTCTATACCACCAAGAGAAATTCCGCTATCAGGATCAGCCATAGCTTTATCAAAAGCTTTGTTCATCATATCTAAAGAATTTTTCTTAGGTTTCTTTTTCTTATCAGCCATAACTCTAAAATCTCCAGTAGCCAACCCGTTTCGGTTGGTAAGTATCGTCTTCTATTTCGTTTATCTGGAAAGCATCCAACGGATGATCAACTTTCCAAGCTTCTTTCATATACAAAATTGCCATTACCAACGCATCTACCTGATCATCATAGGTGGCATGGGGAAACGCCCCAGCTTCATTAATTAAATCGTGGGCAAAAGGTTTATCGGGAACCCAAACTCTTCCAGCTTCAAGTATTGGAGTTGATGCATTCGCTCTCGTTACCTTATCTCTATCGGGATTATATTCAAGAATAGGCAAACCAGCCCTTCTCAAATCCTGAATAAGGGATTGGCCTGATGCTTTCTTTTCAATAATTATAACATCAGGTTCATAACTATCATATAGCTCTTGTGCAGTACTACGCAACTCTGGATATTCCAATCTTTCTCTTTTATTCCCCAACAAAATGAGATTGGATATCGGTCTTTCCGTTCCATAGCTATCCGTCATAATTTTGGTAAATATACCCCAAGTTTGAATAACGGAATAATCGGCAGTAGTCTTGGCGGAAAAGGCAGTATCACATGTTTGAATGATAAAGTCACAATCGGGTGGGTCTTCGCTATATTCCCAAATCTTGAACCATTCCTTTTTCAAGATACCCCCTTCAGCCGGGGTTGGGTCTTGCATATAGAGAGACTGCCAATACTTGGTTCCATTCTGAGAACGTATTTCTATTTCATCCTTTTTTAAAAGGCCATCCGGTTTCCATTCTGGGAAATAGGAAGACCCTACCGGCAAACCCAGCAATTCGGATGATTCATCATCCAGCCAAGCCGGGATTTTAATAACCTCCCAATCATCAATTTCAATATTATCGTTATCCTCATCCTTAAAGATAGTTTCCTTATATCTTTCTTTTTGGGTTTCCAGAAGCCAGCCGCAAATATCATCTTCATGGTAGCGTGTATTAATGATCACGACACTGCCATTCGGCATTAAACGTGTCCGTAGACCAGCAGGATACCATTCCTTGATATATCTACGGCCAGCTTCTGAAAAGGCGTCTTCTTCCGACATAACGTCATCCAGAAGAGCTACATGACACCCACGACCAGCAATTTGAGATCGTACTCCAGCGGCAATATAGACACCATTCTGATTGGTCTGCCATTTTCCCGCCGCTCTTACGTCTGATCTTAGGGTGGTTCCGGGGAATATTTGTTTATAGAGTTCCGTATTAACAATATCTCTTACTGACCTACCAAAGTCTGATGCAAGTTGATCAGAGTGGGATACGGAGAGGATTTCATGGTTAGCGTGGTTCCCCATGTACCAAGCAGGGAACAGCTTAGAACAAATCACAGACTTGGAGGAACGAGGGGGAAGAAAGACCATCAGCCTCTTTAAACTCCCTTCCTCAACTTCCTGTAGTTTCTGTGCTAGAATCTTTATATGCTCCCCCATTTTAAAATCAGCTATAAGAAAGGGAACCATTAGTTTAACAAAGGTTAGAAAGCTTGTTCTAGACGTAACGATAGCTTGTTCAAAAAGCTTCTCGCGTAGTTCTATGTAGTCTTCTTTCATAGATTAGATATCTTTAGGAGCATAAGAGTGAGGGTTACGGATAACACCACCTGTTTTAAAGTCTTCATCGGGAGGAAATCTTTTCCTTAATCTTTTGTCTCGTTCTCTCCTCCCTTCGTTTTGCCATGCCTCCCGCTCCTGTACATTCAGTTTTTTATAAAAAGGCTCCTTATATGTGTGAGGGAATTTTGATTCGGAACTCACATCAGGGTCAACTTCTTTAAAATCTCTATAATAATTATCTAAAAATACTTTAACTTGGGTTTCAGCGTTCCACTCGGACTCTCGTAGCCAATCAAATGCTTCCCTGATATCATGTCTTAATAGAAATTTATCACGAGGCGTTCCCTTTCTAAACGCTTCTGCTATTTTTTTATACTCTTTCCATGTTCCATCTACATCTTTCTTTATATCATAAAAATGCATAGTGTCTTCTAGTGCTTCCCAATTACCTTTACGTGCTGCCTTAAAATCTTTACTCCATTTATTATCTTCATCAGAATCAGATGTTTTGTAATCCTTAATACTAACCCCATCTCTGAAAAGTACTTCCTCATACTCATCATCAAATTGATAATCAGGGTTAAAACTCCTAGATTGTGTACTAAAATCAAATAAATTCCAACCTAACGAATTCAGGGATGATCCGTGTTCTGAGGAGGTAAGTTTTTTTACACCTTCTAAATTACTGTTAAATAAAGATTTTAAAGAGTCTTCTATAATTTTATCTTTGCTTACACTAGAAGTGGGGGTAACAGTCTCAATCTTTTTCTCAGAAAGGTCTATAGGAAGATTAGGGGTAATAGCCATCTGTCCTGCTGTTCCTATTCCTCTTAAAAAATCTCTACGAGAAATGGGTGGGTTCTTACCTTTAACAAGGTCTATAATCGTATCTAATCCACTTCTGAGATCATGGCCTTCGCCTTTTAGTTTTTCTATACGTTCTTTTAATTCTTCTGGAGAAGGCTGACTACTTATAGCAAGATCAGCTAGTCCTAAAGCAGGATGGAGTCTCTTTCCTAACTTACGGAGTATAGGTAATAGTCCACCTTTCTGTGGTGATGGTTTTTTTTCAAACGGAACCAACTCACCTTTAGATTTAGGATCAGCAAGTTCTATTTTTAATTTAGACTCACGATATTCGTCAAGAGTAACAGGTCTTGTTCCTACCTTACGTAAATCTTTATTTATCTTTTTTAATTCTAAAAGTTCCGTTATATCTACGGGATCATTAGGATCAGCCATCTTTTCTACCCTAAAATATAAAATAACGTAGCAAGCGCCACACCGCCGACTACCATTATAATTCCCAATCTAATTAAAACGTAGCGTGAAGCTTCCCGATAGTCTTCTTCAAAGTTACGGAAATTATTTTTTTCCGCCATTAACTACTTTTAAACCTACCATATCTGCCAAATTTTTAATGTCGCTCTCAATTTTCTCTTCAGGGTCTTGATCAGAGAAATTAGACATTTTAATTTTTTGTTCAGATTTTTCCACAAACATACCCAGATGTCGTGCAATGGTTTCCATGCTACGGTTAGCATTAGTGAAATCATTTTCTCCCATAGCGTTTTCATAAACACTAGACACTTTTTCCAAAACTTTATCAGCATTCCAAGCCATCCTTCTTAATGCCTCCTCTCGTAGGTTTTCCAATCGCTTCTTAATTTTCTTGTTTGTATGAAGAGTTGCCCATGCTCTCTGTCGTGTTTTCGGTTCTGTCTTTCCTTGGGCATACCCGGCAACTTTATACGCATGAACAATATCTCCAGTAGCCATATACTCCATACAAAATTTTTCCTGTCGAGGAGATAATCCCCCAACAAGCTGGGATCGTGTAAAAAGTTGAAGTCTTTGCGGAGGATTTTCTAGCATCTTTTCCTGTCTATTTCTATAATTTGAGTCTGGTTGATCTGCTTTAGAATAATCCTTATTCCGCAAATTCTTCATTCCGGGTCTACGAAATATCCTTCTTCGTAGTTCCTTCCGCATTTCTTGCAAATCACGGCCAGCCGAATTAAATCTTCTCTGGCTGCATAATATTTTTATCGTATCACGTAACTTCTCTGTAGACCACTCCCCATAAATAATATGGGTTTCCCTATCAAGATTAGATGTATAGTCTTGATCCGTACTATTCCTTGGGGCCATCCTCCATCTCTCCAGAATGCCATAGCTTATTATTTCTTTTTACAATTTCTTGATAGGTTAAGCAACGAATTTCCTCTATCTCGGCTGTAGCTGGGTATAAATAACGGCGTAACTGTGCCATAATTCCCATATATTCAGCTTTCATTACAGTATTACAAACTTCTAGAGTTGGGTGCGATTGTACCTTTAACATCCACCCCTTCTCCGTAGGGAGGGCGGAAGATATAACAAAAATCGCAACAAAGTAACCTGCAAAACCCATTTGAGTAATATTATACCATATCGTTTCTTCGTAAAGGTGTTAATTTTTTCTATAATTTATCTTGACAAACCATTTCTATTTTACTATAATTAACCTACGTAGCATAGCAATACACTTGCTTAACTTAAAAAGGAGAAACTATCTATGCATCCGTTTCAACAAGACCCTGACGATATTATCCCTGAATTTGAGTCTTTGATAGATCAGATCAGTGATAGATTTTTTAATTATGAAGGACGGCTCTTTACTAACTTTGCTCAACAGAGAGGCAATACACTAAAAAAATTACCATGGAGAGGGATACAACGTCCTCTTGTTCATTATGGTGGTGATTACATTGTAACAACCGATGAAAAAGATAGCAGTCTATTCTTTTTCCATTTCATTATACCAGGACATGATGACACAACCATCGAAGTTATGCAAAAGAAAGGATATCTTATTATCCGTAGTAAGGATATGAAAAAAGAAATTATCGATAAGAATTCCCTTTCTCTTTATAATTATTATAAAAAAGTCCCACTATCCCATGATAATTATGAAGTTAGCAATGCAATATTTAAAAATGGTATCTTGAGTATTTCCATAAAAGACAAGAGTGATGAAGTGGAAAAAGCCAATACTAAGATGATAGAAGTCAGACCTGCCTTAGAAAACTAATTTGTATTCCTTTGGTAAGACTTTGATATCTTCCTTGAAAGAGTCAGTTACTATTTCTATAGCTTTAGGCTTAGACTTATAGTAGCTGGCTCTTCGTGCTTTTAAATCCCTTTGACCTATAGTTCCCTTGAAGGAAGGTAATGTAGTTTTTGTTAACTTAAAAATTTTATTTAACAATGCACTACTTTTTTCATATGTAAATAATTCGTTTACTTCGGATAACCAATTAACCTGTGGGGTGAACCTATAGCCACAAAAGGGGGCTGTATGGAGATGGTCATAGGTAGGATCGTCTGTAAGCCACTTCGTGAAACCCCGGCTTCGTAATCGATGCTGTTCTCTTATCGCTTCCTTGGAATCCGTGATCCCCTTACACCATGCAATCCGCTCATAGGTATCTTCGGTAAAGAACTCATACAAGTCAATCATTCTATCATACGGATTATGAATAACACCAAAGGTATAGAGTTTATCCCATTCATTCTTCCCTATCTTATTACGAATATCCAAAGAATAACAAAAATAGGGAAGGATATTCTTTTCTCCTTTGTATTCATTCTTTTTATTGTTATCATGGATATATTCCTGAATTGTATCGGTAATCTGTTTAATCGATAGAGGATGGTCAACCATCAATAATTTATATTTTTCATTAGCTATGAACATTATATATACACATCCTCTATACAACTTGCCAACATCTCCAAGTCCAGCTTATCTATAAATTGGTTGTTCCCAATATAGAATGCATGGTTATGAAGAAACTCCACATTACGAAATAATTCAGGATAGGGATGGTTTATAAAGGGTTGTCGTGTGATATTCCCTACCAGAAAAGGCCGAGTCTCCACACCACATTGCTCAAGATACGTCTCTAGTCTTTCTTTCTTCAACTTGTCCTTACAGACAAAGGGGAGTGCAAACGAGGAGTTACCTTCCTCCTTTACTCTATAAAACTCATCTCCATATTTGGCTAGGATTTGATTAAATAATTGAAGATTACGTTTACGTATCTCGATCCAATAGTCCAGATGTTTTAACTGTTCCATCCCCACGACTGCATTAATCTCGACATTCCTTAGATTATAACCTACAGTAGGAAAGAGAAATCTTTTATCCAGAGCAGGATATTTCTTCTGTAACTTTTCAAAAGTTTCAGGAGTAGCTTCTCTGGCTAATCCATGGGATCGCTTCATACGCATCAGATCATATAAAGAATCGTCATCCGTACATACCATACCCCCTTCTATAGCCGTCATATGGTGACCGAAATAGAAGCTAAAGGTAGAACCAGCACCAAATGTTCCAATCTTCTGACCTTCAAAGGTAGCCCCATGTGATTCACAACAATCTTCAAGAATCATAGCATCAGGAAAGATATCTTTAATAAGATTTATATTAGAAGGTGAACCTAAGAGATGGGTAATCCAGACTATCTCAATAGGGCTGTTACGCCCACGTTTTATCTGATACATCTCCTCTTTATTAAAGCTATAGGTTTCCAGATCAATATCACAATATTCAATATTATATCCTATCTGTATAAGTGGGGCTATCGTTGTACTCCATGTACAAGCAGGAACTAATATACTAGGAGCCATATTGCCTTCATAGCTAAGAGGGGTGTAATTATTTTTCCAAGTTCTATCAGCGTTTCTAAATTCTGCATCAGCAATAGCATCCAATAACAAAAGATTAGCACTGCCCCCAGAATTCACGAAAACAGCATACTTAGTCCCTACCCATCTGGCCCAACGCTTCTCAAACTCCCTTACTTGATCGCCATTCGTAAAGTAATTATCTCCATTAATGAAATCAATCATAGCCTCTTTCTGTTCAGGACTGATGGAATTCTGCATCAAAGGCCAATTTAGAACTTTTGTCATTATAACTATACCTTTTCCTTTTTCGCTAACTCAAGATCATTCTCTACCATATCCGATATTAATTCCTTAATATTAATAGTAGGTCGCCAGTTTAAATTTGTCTTTATTGTATTACAATTTCCCAATAAACATAAAACATCTTTAGGCCGGAATAACTCCGGGTTAACCTCTACTAATACTTCTTCATGGCCTATATTATTATGCCCCTTCTCTTCCATTCCATGTCCTGTCCAATCGATAGTGATACCTATCTTATTAAATGCTTGTTCTACAAAAGAACGAACAGAAGTCATACGGCCTGTTGCAACATTATAATCCATTATCTTCTTATCGTCAGCCTCGTTAACCATTAGTTGCATTGCTGTAACATATTCTCTAGCATCCCCCCAATCCCTCTCTGCATCAAGATTCCCTAGTTGGAGAGGGACATGAGCCGGAACACGATTAAGAGCATATTGCGCTACATAGCGGGTGATCTTACGGGTAACAAAGTCTACCCCTCTACGAGGGGACTCATGATTAAAAAGAATACCGTTGACTGCATGAATTCCATAGGCTTCCCGGTAATTTTTAACAGTAAGATGGGCGGCTAATTTAGCAATAGCATATGGAGATTCAGGATTAAACGGGAAGTTCTCTGTTATCCCAACAACCTTATAAGAATTGGTTGTATAGCTCGCCTTTACATTTCCATATAGTTCTGATGTCGATGCTTGGTAAAACCGGAAGTTATCCTTGAAGTGTATACGAAGGGACTCCAGTAGCGTTATGACACCAAGAGCATTGACCTGATGCGTTACCGTAGGGATACGGAATGAATCCCCTACATGGGACTGGGCCGCTAGATTATAAACTTCTACGTAATTCCCTAGCCCTATAAAATGATGAATTTTATCATGGACATTACTCACAAACTTTTCCACAGAACACGCATCCATCATATCGAAATGGAGAAGTGTCAGATCAGGGTTATCTACTAAATGAACTATACGTTCCAGATTGGATGGTGAAGAGGCACTACGGCGGATACCCCCGAAAACTTGGATGCCTTGCTCCAATAAATCTTCCGCAAGATAGGAGCCGTCTTGCCCCGTGATACCTGTGATGATAGCAGCTTTTCGCATATTTTATTCTCCATAAGCTATATAGGTATCCTAAAAATAAACTAAAGGGGGGTAATTTGCAAGACCTAAAATTTGAGAATTTATGTCAGGTCATATACAATAACCCCGACCGCCCCCCCTTTTTTCTTC